ATACCACACCACACCACACCACACATCCCTCTTACAGAATCCTTCTTACAGAATACACACACTTAAATATATACACTACTTATAAGTATCTAACTCGAATGGAAGGCTATTCTCACGTGTTCAACTATTCCACCGAACAGTACAATACCGTAAAGGATAAGAAGCAATTATTTTCTTCCTTTCGCGCAGAAAGAGATATATATGGGTTCACCGAAAATATGGATGTCCCCCCAGATCAAGAGGCAGTCTCCATAGCAGTTAAGATGAATCCACAGATGTACAACGAGTATCTCTCTGTCCTTTCTGGTAGAAAGGCCGTCGGATATAATGGAAGCGCAAGTGCTCATTCTTCTTACAATAATCTTGATAGTCGTCATATAATGATGTCTGTTTTCCTCTTTACTAAACTACCTGAACCAGTATCCACAATCGTAGAAATCGGAGGAGGATACGGAAACTGGTTTCTTCTCAATAGAGATCGCCCCTTCACATCTTGGACAACAATAGATCTGCCCCACGTAGGAGAGTTACAGAAATGGTATTTGCAGGAGACAGAAGTAGATACAAGCAGATGGACCTCTCTTTCTGCACACGATTATTCTACGTCAATAGGATCAGTCGATCTTGTCATTGGCACACATAGCCTTAGCGAGTTCTCATTTTCCATCTTTACTGACTATTTCCAAAAGATCCTCGTAAATACCAAATATTTCTTATACTGTCACCATATACGTTACCCCGCACCACAACTATTGTCTGCAAAGCAAGTTCTCATCGACTCACAGTTCACCCTCCTCGATTCCTTCATATCTGAGAATGGAAATGTATTAAACTGCCTCTACAAAAAGAAGTAACTACACCCAACATATAAAGCTTCAAAGTATACGATACCATTTATCCTATACTATGAAATTTAACCCCCTATGCACACCTCACCTATTCCCCTTGCCCACAGAAGAATATCTCCCCCTCTTACGACGCGTCTGAGAATTATTTTCCACATATTTCACCCCCCGCCTTGATCCCCTCCCAGAAACCATCTGAGATTTCTTCTTAGAACCCTTCGACATAACCCCTCTCGACCCCCTCACAGGACGAGAAACTCCCATCTTAGATCCCTCTCGACCACGCTTCTTATCTAATCTTACCCTACCCAGAATAGGTGGCCAAAGAATATCAGATTTAGATCCCTTCATCACCCTATCCCTATATATCCCCTGCAAACTAATCGACAACTCAGCCAATGTACCCTCTCGCTTATACATATTATTAAAATGTATCTTAGTAAATTCTTCTATATCTTTGCACACATCTTGCATAAATCCCCGTATCGATTCAAAACGAGCCTCAATCCACTCATTCCCTTTAACATTCACATTAATTTCAGATATATTATCAACATGATCGCGTAATGTAAAATAATGAATTATAGTATAAAACTTAAGAGGCACATCACCCCCCTTATATATAACAAAACTCGTATTCTCGTCAAACCATCTATGACCCTTACTACGCTTAATACCATACCACATCGCATGTAATAACCATCTTATATTTGCATCATTTGGTCTGGGGAGTTCCCCCCTTGGCCACGTTACAAGCCTTAGAGCATTCTTCACCTCGTTACACCAAAAATGAGAATATGTTAACCCCTTTCTTAAAAACTTCAGCGCTTCCTCATAATACTCTTTGTTTCCACGGTATCTTCTTATAAACTCCTTCGTAGGAAGTCCTATTAATGAATTTCCAGCCATTACAGGTAACGTATGCTCTGCAGAAACTTGCCCGTGAAGACGCTTTATCATTATTGTTTCATCCACATACGGCGATTTAGTCATCATTGGATATCCACACAACCAACACTTGCAGTCAGCCCTGTTTCCAATCTTTTCCACATCCAATTGAGTTTCTGGACAGTGAAGTAATCGCATCATAGAAACATCACTCCCCGCCCCAGTATATTCTGTGCGTTTTAAAATCGTCTTCGCCTTAATACATTGTGCCCGTATCTCACCCAACTCAGTTTCCCTCGATGCCTGAGTTTCACCACTATACCCTTCCTTGTAATTAATACCAACTGGACTCGATAAAGGTAACCCCTCCTCACATTCCCTTCTCGCTTCCTCCTTCCTCCTCTCACTTTCTTTTCTCTCCTCCCTCCTTCTTGTAGCATCAATACGCGATACTGCCCGCTGCTCGTCAAGTATCCTTCTCATCTCACGCAGTTCTTCAATCGTCTTATCCGCTTCCACCACCTTTCTACTGGCTACACGCGTCCTCTTCGCACGATCCTCTCTAACTATCCTCACCTCATTCCCTCTCACCTCTAAAGTTTCATACCTGTCCCCATCTATCTGCTCGTACCCCTCCTCCTCAAACGTATCCTCCAAATTCTGTCTTTCTTCTTCTGTAATATGAGATACCTCATCCAATTCAATACCACTCAATATATCTTCATCGTCAAAGAGATCTCTCACCGTATCTTCACCGTCTTCCACACCATGGTCATACCCCCCATTCACTTCAACCACTATAGGATCTCTTTCAAATTTCACACCCTCCACTAAACCCAATAACACTTCATCTATAGTATCCATCTTTGGCGTATCCTCACGGTACTTAGGACTTTCTTTCAAATAATCTTGGAGCATCGAACCACCCTGATCGAGAGGTACAGGCCCTACAAGTATTTCCCTCTGAGATTCCTCTTCCAGACTATCGTCCATACTATACATACAAGATAAGAATAAACACTACTATACCCGCTTAACACCATATAACACATCTCCACACTTCATATGCGTATAGACTACACATAAAAGCTATTCCACGAGATAAGAAATGCCCACAATATGTCTGACGATGATCGTCAAAAATGAAGGGCACTTAATTCGTGAAACATTAAAACATCTTCTCACTTATATACGTTTCGACTCATGGTGTATCTGCGATACCGGATCAACCGACAATACCATCGAAGAAATCGAAGGATTCTTCGCCGAACAAGGTATTCCGGGATCAATCTATCGACATGAGTGGAAGGATTTTGGTCACAATCGTACTCTCGCCTTTGATATGGCATACAATACATCAGACTACGCCTTTGTCTGGGATGCAGATGATGAGATTGTAGGAAACTTTTCACTCCCTACTAATCTTACACATGACTGGTACAGATTCACATTCGGAGCAAGAGGTTGCACCCAGTATCGCAGATGCCAACTCTTCAATAACAGAAAGAAGTGGAAGTACGTTGGTGTCCTCCATGAATGCCCCGCCTGCTGCGAGGACTGCAGCTCCCCTGAAGATATTCTCGGAGATTACCACTTCATCTCTGGCCGCCGCGGCGCACGAAACAAAGACCCCAATAAATACCACAAAGATGCTCAAATTCTCGATAAAGCCTTTCATGAAACCTTCGCCGCACAAGATGGATTATACAAAAGATACGCCTTCTACTGCGCCCAGAGCTATATCTGCGCAGGTAATCGCGAAAAAGCCATCGAATTCTATAAGAAAGTTCTCACCTTCGAAACGTGGTCTCAGGAACAATATATCGCCTGCATTGAAATTTATGATTGCTATGAACATCTCGGTAACGCAAAAGAAGGACTTTTCTATCTTGTCGAATCCTTTCGCTACGACTCTCAGAGAGCAGAATGCGTGCTGAGATTAATTAAATACTACGTCAATTCAGGTCTACCCCACGTCGCACTAATGTATTACAGAGGGTTTCAACACTACTACGAGAATCAATACGAAAACGATACTATACAAGAGAAACTCTTCCTCAGAAGATGCGACTCCGATTTCTATCTCCCCTACTTCATGATCATCGTAGCCGAACGGACAAAAGAACTCGCTCTCTGCGCTAAGATGTTCGACTGCATCCTCACATATAAGTTCTTGGGAGTCACCGCGTGGTGGATCAGAAATGTATTCCATAACCTTCAGTTTTTTGTCAGCCACATCCCTAAGACATCCGAATATGTTCAGAAGATTATGTCTTATGTAGAACTCGTCAAGAAACACGGAATAGAATTACACGAAATAGAGAATAAGATACTCTATACCTACCTTCGATCCTGTGACACATCCCTCACCGCCATTCGTCAAGAATTACCCCTCGTGAAGAAAGATACCGTGCGCGTCATGTTAACCATAACTACATGCAAAAGATTTGATCTATTCCAAAAGACAGTTCGATCCATGCTAAACATGTGGACCGACCTGCAAGATGTTGACTACTTCTTCTGCGTAGATGACGCATCCAGCGAAGAAGATCGAAAGAAAATGGTAGACGAATTCCCCTTTTTCTCCTACTATATGAAGACAGATGCCGAAAAAGGACACAGAGAAAGCATGAATATCATCTGGAATAAGTTAAATGAAGTAAAGCCACAGTACTGGATACATCTTGAAGATGACTGGCTCTTCTTCCGCCAGAAAGGTTACGTAAATGAGTCAATCCAACTCCTCGAAAAGTATGAATCACTCGATATACATCAGGTAGTATTTAACCGCAACTATGGAGTCATCTATGAAGATATGGATCGCGTAGGAGGCATCTCCCTCGGAGATGCCATTCTTCACGAAAAAAGAGAAGGTCTCGTTGGAAAAAACTGCGGATATTGGCCTCACTATTCCCTACAACCATCCATGGTTCGCACACGCGTCATTCTCGCCCTTGGAGACTATTCAAGTCCCAATGTATTCTTCGAAAGAGATTACGCAAATAAATACTTTGCCGCTGGATACAAGACCGTATTCTTCCCATCCATCTATAGCAACCACATCGGAAAACAACATTGGGAAAAAGAAGGAATGAACGCATATGCCCTAAATACTATACACCAATTTACTCCCCCCGTAGTTACCCCACCAACATCACAAAGCCCACAGCTTAAAGGAACTATGCACGACCACCTCCAAACCATCCTCGGAAAAATCTCATCCAAAGCACCCTTTGGCCTCATTCGCCCCAGCGACGGTGAACGAATGATACTTCTAAATAAAACCCTCACCAATTGCGATGACTGGACCTTCACCGAAGGTGGTCAACTCCAAAAAGACCTGCTCGCTGCCATACAAACAGTAAACCCCAACCTATATATAGGTATACCCTGTGACACCTGTAACCTCCCCTGGAACTGTACAAAGGAAATCTATTCCGACTTTGTCAACACCTTCAACATCCCTCTTTCACAAAGAACATACGCAAACATATTTGGTAATTCCAACTGGAAAACCTTCGCCGAATTCATCAAAGGATACTCTCACGGATTTTATTGCATCACCTCTGGCACTAAGATTAATGAGATCCCAGTTAAACGCATCTTTCCTATAGATGATAAACTCGTCAATTCCTGGGATACCGACGGGCCAGCAGTAACAGAGAAACTTCGCCTCTTCATCCAAGGAAAAACTGGAGAACTCTTCCTCTTCTCCGCAGGACCACTCAGCAAGGTATGGATTCCCATGTGCATGAAAGAAAATCCAGCAAATATGTACGTAGATGTAGGTGGAGCACTCGATATCTTTACTAAGGGCACATCTAACCGCTTATACACAGAAGAAGGCCACGAATTTGCTACACAAACTTGCTCGTTTAGTACTTAGAGAAATAAATAAGATGACTATACAAATGGATCTCGTCGGGAAACGTTTCCCCTTTCGTGATGGATATATCGAATTTACTGGAGAAAATCCAAATACCTTCGATACACCCTGGGGATCAGGAACATACGTAACAAACTCAGAGAGACAGCTTCTTATCCTTTGGAGAGATCATCGCCATATGTTTACTTTTAATTCAGACTTTACATCGTATTATTCTATTCGACTTCAGCCATTAGATTATGAATATTCACACGGCACATATGGAGAACCCATAGCCCCCATATCACCCTGGGTATCGTGCCAACTCGCAGGAGGTATCGGCAACCGCCTCTTTCAACTGGCAGCCGCACTGGGACTGGCCGAACGACTGGGAAGACGCGTAGTATTCTACACACCAGTCAATACCGGCTTAACTCACCAATCTACTCATAATATAGTGTCCCTCTTCCCCCATATCCCATGCATAGATGAAGGAGAAGATTCCATCGAACTGTATGAACCAGCAGGATACGAATACATATATGATCTTACCCCACCTGTAACAGACAAAAACATCTTGCTCTTTGGATACAGACAACATATGGACTATTTTCCTTCTTATCCCATACTTCCAACATTCTCCGTTATTGAAGGATACGAGTCCATACTCTCAAGATACAACCTCACATCTGAACAAGAAAAATGCAACACCTGGTTCATTCATATTCGTCTGGGAGATTTTTCATCTCATCATGTACTGAATCATGTTACAGTAGATACATATCATCAGCATCTACTCTGCAAAATTCCTACAGATGCAAGGGTTATAGTATGTTCAAATGATCCAGAATCCGCACTGCAGATCCTTCAACGCTACACATCTATCCCCCTTGTTCTATGCGAAGAATCAGATGAACGCGCATGTCTATATCTCATGTCACAGTGCTGGGGAGGAGCTATCGCGGCAAATAGTACCTTTAGTTGGTGGGGTAGTTACTTTGCTTATCATTCCACCTCACATAAATTAGAGTATAAAGCATATTTTCCCGATCAATGGATTCGCGGAAAAACAGATGCAGGAATCAATAGTCCGTGGGCATTTAAATGGCCTATTGCTAAGAATATTAAGATGGACATTATAGCTATAACTATATGTGTTAATTTTGATGATATCCTATTTCACACCATGGATCAGAATGCAAAAATAGTAAAAGAATGGTATATTGTTACTTCTCCCAACGATTATGATACAATAAATCTTATCGAGATGAAAAAACTACCCAATATAAAGGTATTATTCTATGATAAGTTTTTCGTTAAAGCAAAGTTCAATAAAGGTGGAGCAGTACGATACGCCCAACAGTATGTTCACCAACTCTATCCAGACGGAAATATCCTCCTTTTAGATGCAGATGTAATGCTACCTGATACCTTAATCGAACATCTCCCATCAGTACTCGAACCAGATGTATTGTATGGAGTTACCGAACGAATTGATTTTAATACTCTTGACGATTTCCTCACTCGGACAAATGGAAGTGTCTGCTTCTATGGAGGAGCACTGGTAGGCTTTTTCCAGTTATATAAGGGGAGCGATAAATATTTATATATTGATTCCGATTCATGTTGTATTTGCGATAATGATTTTCGCGATTCCTTTCCACGGAAACAATTGATACAACAATCTATTCCCCATTTAGGAGTATCAGGAGTAAATTGGGAGGGAAGAGACTATACAAAGGATCAGTATAAGAGATAAACTACGGCATGCGGAATTGTAGCCAGAACATAAAGTTGCTTTGTATGAGTACATACAAATGAATCTTATCTATATGTGCGTCTTCCATAATGAAAAGTATATCCGATTACTTGAACTCCTGTTTCTATCACTTCGCATGTATTCTTCCCCCTGCGATATCCTCATTCTCAGCTCCGACAATTTTAAAGAGAAGATTCAAACTCTCTCTACCCACCTAAACCTTCCCTGCACCATACACTGCATACCCTGTAAAAGTATCTTCGAAGCAGCATGCGCTCGTCTACACGTCTTCGAGTGGAGCGGGATCGACGCATACGATAAGATTCTTTACCTCGACACAGATATAATTATACGCAGAGATGTTACTCGAGTATTTGACTACCATCTTGAACATAAACTCTACGGATTAGCCTCTGCCACCCTCGAAAGTCCCCAGTTTGGAGGACAGTTCTTCGACTGGGCAACATGCGATCTCGATCCAAAGACACAAGGAGTAAATAGCGGGACATTACTCTTTAGAAACTGCATCGAAATTCGCTCATTATTCCAACGCATAAACCTTCATATTCAAGAACACGTGGTCGCCGGATTGAAAATCCCAGCAGTAATGGATCAACCCTTCATCAACTATCATGCGTTCATGTCAAAATTATGCGATACCAGTCTTCTCATGCCCGATGTCAGCCTATACGAAGATATGGCAACGGTTGTAAATGAAGATACAGCATCGATATGCCACTTCGCATTTCCTATAGGTAATTTCGAACACAAATATACTCGGATGAGCCAATTTTTTTATTCCCTCCTCAATAAAACAGAAGATACACCAATACTTCCCCCCATTAATGGAAAACAATACTCCTGGGAAGCAGGGTATATACGCTTTTCTCGCGGATTCATCACCACCACCTGGGGAAAAGGAACGTACTCAATCCTTGGAGAAAATATAGTGTGCGCAGTCTGGAATAATTATTGGCATATATTAAAGTTTAATGATACCTTTACTGAATTCATATCCATTCGAACCGAACCAACCGACTTTCACTGCGTACATGGATCACTCACAGAAACGAGCTAAATATCGGTGTACCCTTATTAATCTTAATCAATACTAAGTATATTTTATACACCTATAGTCTTTATTGAGTCATTACGAATGCATCAATAAAGGCCGGCCCGGGGAAGTATCGATCTTCCGTTACGCGGTTAACAGCCACGTGTTCTACCATTGAACTACCAGGCCACGAGATTGCCACAGGTATTTACCCGGGTAATCTATACCGAATACCTATGATTTTTTAAGCCTTTTTACGCAGATAATTCCTCGGATTCCTCCTCGGCCTCCTCGGCCTCTTCGGCCTCCTCATTGCACTCGTGTTCCTTCATACACTCTTCACATACCGCTAAACCACACGTATCACAGTCAATAAACTCTCCCTCTGCACACTGATCACACATCATCATATAACAGTCTGCGCACTGGACAAAATCTTCCTCATGTATTGCCTTATCATCGCAACACACATCGCATGTTGTATACTTCTTAGAACACCCCCACATCGTATAAGAACCACAGAGAAAGCCATCAACCGTCTCCGTTCCACAGATAATATCATCACATATACCCACCTTACAGTTTGCACATGTGTGAGTACTCGGTTCACCACACTGACACGCAGCCATATCTATATACTTAACGATCCAAGAGTTTATGTGGTTCGCGTTTCGACACGGGGGCAGTTAAAGGGATTCTTATGCGTACGACTATGTTACCACACAGAATATACTGTTTTTGGACCGGTAAGAATGAAATGTCTTCCACACGAGTTGAGAATCTGAAACAGTTACAGACAGTATCAGAATGCGATGTAGTCCTTGTAACAGAAACAAATCTACATGAGTATATACTGTCCGACCACCCTCTGCATCCAGCATTTACCTATTTATCTGAAACACACAAGGCCGATTATTTACGAACATACTTCATGAACTTCCACGGAGGAGGATACAGCGATATAAAGAAAACAACCGGCTCATGGATCAACTGTTTTCACCATATGAATACAAGCGATATGTGGATCTGTGGATACAAGGAAGTGGAAGGTGGAGTTGCATATACTCCCAATGCTGATAAATGGAGGGAAATGGTCGGAAACGGTGCATATATATGTAAACCTCAAACACCACTCACACAAGAGTGGTATTCTGCACTCTTACAGCTTTTAGATTCTAAACTGGATGCCCTCAGAGAAAATCCCTCGCGCTTCCCACAAGACTGCTCGGAAGTTTCCTCCTATCCTATCGCCTGGAACGAAATGCTGGGACGCATCTTTCATAGAGTTTCCTATATCCATAAGGATAAATGCATAAATCTTCTCCCCATATCAATATTTAGTGACTATAGATAATATCACACACTTAAACATGTCTACTGCCTATTAGCTATATTACATGTTATCAATACTGTATGCAACATGTCATGCATATAAATCATTGTGGACTCCCTTCCTAAAACTTAAGAATAAATATATCGACAGTGATATACCTACTTATATATGCACAGATGTATTAGATGATACCGAAATATCAGGAGAAAATGTACATGTGCTTTCCTATGGAGAAAAGTCTAATATGTCGTTACATGGTAATTTTTACGACAGATATTTAGATCATATTAAACATATTCATACAGAGTATATATTGTTTTTTGTAGATGATATGTTCCCCTTAGCACCCGTGTCAAGAGAGGATTTACACGACTGCATTGAATTAATGAAAGAAGAGGATGCAATTAAAATAATTAAATTATCAACTCACTCGTATCCCTTCAGTGGACCAGTAGTAAGCTATAAGGGTAAAGAGTTTGTAAAAGCAGATAATAAGAAAGATTCTTATATAATGAACGTACAACCTATACTAATAAAAAGAGATTTCCTTATTGAAATACTAAACTATTGTAAAATACATAATACCATGGGCCATCAAAATGGGGGATTAGAAGTACATGGTACTGAATTTTTCCGTAAGAATGACGTTACATGCTTACGAGTCTGTAGAGATATTGTAACAATAAATTATGCAGGGGGAATCGTACAATCTGGATTTATATCTGAAGATACACAAAAACTATTATTAAATAAAGAAGATATTATCATTGAAACATTCGGAAATAACTTAATATTTAAGCTTACAGAAGATGAATATACTCTGGCCGGCGATGCCTTGCGAGAAGATTTTGCCAGAAGAGGAGTTGCACCAGAACACCAGAACACCGGAAATAATTAGATGAATACTATAGATGCGTACCACACGAAAGGTAAAACGATCCTGGGGGTATCATCTTATCGTAAACGCAGCAGGATGCGACCCCGAAGCAATTCGATCAAAAGATACTATTCAATCGTTCTCTAAAGAACTCGTTGAACAAATTGATATGGTAGCTTATGGCAAGCCACAGATAGTGCGCTTTGGAACATCAGTGCAAAAGGGATATACTCTCGTTCAATTGATAGAAACATCCAATATTACAGCACATTTCAGCGAAGATACTAATGAAGTATACTTCGACGTATTCTCCTGTAAGACATTTAGACCAAAAGATGCTCTCCAGGTATTCAGTAAATACTTTTCACCGAAGAAAATGACGACTGACTTTTTTGCACGGCAAGCCCCTCGCCTATAGCGAAGAGGGCGTAAAAAACAAGTGCCCGTTTATATAGATGATACGCATATGTATCCAACCAACCACCTTTGACATTACATCAATGCAGGATAAACAAAATCCTTACATTGATATAAGACACTCGGTAGACGGGACAGAAGTATGTGCAGAACATAGTAACTTAGTAAAACAGTTTACCACACGCGTGTATGTATTTACTATTACCTCAGAGATATCCTTGCCCGATCTGGTCTTCGTGGCGAATGGTGGACTCTCTCTCCCCAGACTTCCCGAACCACTTGTCATCCTCCCCTACATGAAATACAGCCAAAGAAAAAGAGAACTACCCTACCTGAAAAAGATGTTCACTACTCTCGGCGTCAAGCATATACCCTTTCCTGGATCTTCTTCTGCACCCTTTGAAGGACAGGCAGAAATCAAGTGGTTTCACGGGGGACAGTTAGCCGTAGCAGGATACGGACACAGATCAACCAAGAAGACATTCCATCTTTTAGAAAAACTTCTTCGAGACATCTATACCAAGGCCGGCATCACTCCGCCAAAGATTTTAGCCCTCCCTCTCGAATCCGATGACTACTACCATCTTGACGTTGCCATGCTCGAATTTGGTCGACATGGAACGCAGGCAGACGAGTGCATCGTACACAAACGCGCCTTTTCCGAAAAAAGTATCAGGCTTCTCAAGGATTTCTTGGGAGATCAAAAGGTACACGTCTTAGACACTACTGACTCATTCTGTCTGAACTCAGTGGTCGACGGTAAAAACCTTATCGCTCATAAAATAACAGATCCGAAGGCTAAACAAGCCATCGCATCTATAACAGGGCTCAAGATAAAAGAAGTAAATACACAGGAATTCGAAAGGTCGGGTGGATCTGTGCGGTGCATGACGCTGGATATACATATTGCATAAGGCAGAAATGGCAATCTATCGTAAAATGTATAAGGAGTTTGAACACCATATTAGACCATATGGTGTTCAGACGATCGAACAAATACGAGCCATCGCAAAAGAGTTTGCCTTACAGAAGAGAAATTATGTGAACGATATAATCTGTAGAAGGTATTACTGGACATACGTAGTAAACTACTGTTCATCGAATACCATAGATATTCCGGTGATTTTCTGGGACAATCCACACGATCCCGATGAAGAGTTTATCAATGATGCAAAGACAAACAGAGCTGCTAAACGGACTGAGAAAAAGGTCAATCGAATCGTTCAAGAACTGTTAGAAGAGGAACTCAGAAGATAACCTTCTTGGGACGACCCACCTTTCTCTTAGGCTGCTCAACAACAGCCGCCTCGAGAAGTGGAACAGCCGGTTGAAGTTCCTCGGCAAGAAGACCCTGTATAGCAGAAATCTCAGCTGTTACCTCATCAATCTGACTATCAATATACTCCCTTATAGTACTATCCTTCTTCACTACAATATCATGAAGTCGCTCAATAAGTTCCTCATATTTTTCCTTATACTCATCGGTGGCTCTCGGCTCTTTCATCTCCCGTACAGATCTCGCCGCCAATTGAATCGCAAGATAGAATTCATTCACCGTCAGACGGCGCACATCTAAAGGAATCTCCTTCCCCACAGGCCAGTTAAACTCTGCAACATAGTGAGGCTGGCCCATACGAAGACCACGAAACGAAAGATTGTTCATATATCTTTTCTTAATATTTTCTATTGCCCTTTTCTCGGCACTGCCGCAAGGTATTCCTTCGTATCCATCAATTCTTCCAAGAAAAAACAATTTGGATTCTTCAATTGCATACATAGAAACTTAAAGATATCTGACACATGAATCTCCCCGTCCTTATTAAGATGTTCCCTTCCACACAATGCAGCAAACTCTGGAGTCGGTGTAACATAACAAGGAGTACTCGTCAGATAATTATCGTAAAAGGTATTTTCATCGAGAACAACACCCCCCTTCTTCGTAAAGACAAAATGATGTTCCTGTAAAAAAGAGGTCAGTTTATGTATTTCCTCTGGGTTTCTTACATATACTTCTATAGTGTGCATTATATATATATGATGCCTAAAGTTTAGGCCTGACGGTAGATCTCATTCAAGAGGACCTTCTCCCACAGATTCTTCTGATAAGGATACAGGCCGTCTGGTGCATACTGGAATGCCTTCCACTGGTGCACCGCAGACAACATCATATACATCTCCTCCTTGCTATGACCCTCAAGCTGGCTCTCCATGTGACGCATCTCCGTTAGCTCCTTCAGCTTCTCGGATGAAGCCAGGATATGAGAGTATGACGTAGACACGGACGCAAAGTTCTCCCTTGCCACATCAAGCTCCTCCCTCAGGCGAACATACTCTCGCTCAATCTCCTCGCACTTCTCTGCCGCATCATTGCAGCGCTGATACAGCTCGCCATAAGAGAAGCGACTATAATAGGCCTCGAACTTCTCGCCACGAGGACAACAGCCAATGTCACACATACGGCGAACAACCAGCGCCTCCTTCATTGGAATATCCTCAGTCTCAACCTCCTCAACCTCGTCCTCGTCCTCGGACTCGGACTCCTCATCCTTCTTGTCTGTAATAAACTCCATAATAGAAGACCTCTTCTCCATCGTAAAGATAGACCACAAGAGACCCGCAGAGACGACAAGACTAATAAGAGCAGAGGCGAACTTTGCTCCCTCACTCGGCTGACCCAGAGAGGCAGTGTGCAGAAGATCGGAAGTGTACATCTTGAGACGGCGGGACGTGCCACCAGGGGAGGCAGGGACTTCAACTTTTCGGAACACCCCTACACCACAGTCAGTTCTTCTTCTCTCTTAATTAATCTCTCATAAGATGCACGAGTACCTATAATTTCGACCATAGCCTCCTTTACCTGCAAACAATACCAAAACCCAAAAGAAAATCCAAACCCCTTCCCGTCATCCGTAGTCGCACTCGACCTCTCTTGAACCTTTTTCTGAATGGTCAAATATACATCCTTATCTCGCAAAACATAGTATCGAATACCACAGGGACGTGCGCAAACAAAGAGAGCCGACCACGGTAACATCGGTAAATTATACATAGCAACAGATAAGAGAGATACAGCCATAAAAGACTCCATTCTGCTATATAAAGAAGCGATTAGTCTTTAAAAGATAAGAAGAAAGATAAAAGACAACCTCCCCGTTCACCCTCTCACATTTTAATCGCCTCTGCCTCATAGCATGGACTCTGTTGTCTTCGGCGCAGACATCACAACCCTTCTTGATCTAACCCCCAGAGACTTCCAAGACAATCACTTCTTCCCTCTTGACGCACAATCAACCTGGTGGTTGCCTACTCCCGACAGAAAGATACTTCCCCTCTCCCTCTCCCTACAACAATTTCCCTTTCGAGGACCAACCTCCTTCGGTCAACGCTTCACCTTCGACGTCCCCGCAGGATGTGGTGACCTCTTACACAACGCATTCCTACAAATTGAATTGGGGCACTGGCTCGATGATACAAGTATATGTAGATTCCAGACAGGTCAGTATGTTTATGCGCCTGGACAGACCGTATGGAATTATGCAAACAGCCTTGGCACAGTCATTATTGAACAAGCCGAATTAGAAGTAAATGGAATCACCATAGAACGCATAGACGGTGACTTCATCTCCATATACGGACTTCTTAATCAACCCATGCAATCCCAATACGGAGTCCAGGTCGACGGAATAGGAAGAAAACCATTCCCCTATTCCCCCCCACAGACAAGCCCATTTCCTACAGAATCCGGATCTCTCTGTATCCCCCTCGCCTTCTTCTTCCAAAGAATCGCACTCAGTGAAGGATTCCCCCTCCTCTCAGCAAAACCTGGATCAGTGCGAATTCACATCACACTACGCCCCTTTTCTCAATGCATAACAAGTTCTATACAGCCAGGATCACCAAATGATTCCTGTATACCTCAAAATACACCTCTGGGTCAAAAGATAAATATCATCGATAAGGGGTATAGTCTCACAGAGTCTACGCCAAAGATACTAACAACAAGCGTAGCTGTTCCGCAATTCAAGCGTATACAGTTAATCACCTATACCTCACACACCGATGGAACACTGAGACAGGCTATCCTGCGCTCCCCCTTTGAAATCCTTGTACGTAACGTCGAGACCTTTACCTTTACAGAACCCCTAAAATTTAGTGTTACAGGGTCAGCCGAAGATATGATCAACGTGCAACTTCCAATCGAGATAAATCACCCTATGGAAGAAATCATATGGGTAGTTAGACGTAAGGCAAATACCATTCAAAATGAATGGACCAACTTTTCTTCCACAACTTTGGCAGAATATCACCCCACATTTAATAAACGTAGACCCCTTCTTATCCAAGCATCGATTTATCTGAATGGAATAGAACTAATACAAAAAGAAGAACAGTGGTTTCGTCAACACATCTGTCATTCCCATCCTGGCGGTTATGCCGCATATTCCGAATATATTTACGGGTATTCCTTCTCCAGGAATCCTGGACAACATCAGCCGTCAGGAACGGCAAATGCGTCTAAGCTGCAGAGTATAAAACTAAATCTATCCGTAAAACATCCAGAAGGAACAGCCAACAAGGAGTGGGAGGTATTAGTATATGTCATACGCCTTGACTGGCTGCGCTTCCAGAATGGTCTGGTGAGCCATATTTATATGGATTGATCAGTGCTGCGCCCTCCACAGACTAAGACCCTCCAGAAACACATTCCAATTCAATCCACAACGAAGATTTAGCTGAATACTCGTCGTTCCCTGTAGACGAGCATACTTTATGTTATGAGGGTGATCATCAAAGAATATCATATTCTCAAAGGAAACACCCGTTTTATTCTGCAAGGCCGCAAAGTGCAAATCCTTTCCATTGGTCGTACCACTACTATAAGCATGAAAGTAGTCTCGGCTCGGCATAGCATCCCACAGAGACCTCTTTCCATCATGAGTATTCATTGTAATTGCGCGAAGAAGCTGCTCTACAGACTCGTAGCTGGGATTCCTGGAGAGATATGCCACAGGAATCCCAGCATTGTATAAGGTAGAGATGATTGCAGGAACATCATAGAACGGGTTAGCCCATCTGTGTCTCATGTCAAACACTCCGTGCGGGTTGCGGTAAAAGGGAGCGAAGACATCCTTGTCACAGTCGAACGGCCATATAGTGTAATCCAGATCAAAGACAAAGATAGAGGGATTCTTCCCCATAGCAAGAGCCTCCTCAGGCTTCAGCATACTTAGATCAATCTGTTCTGCAAAAGGAGAGAGAGCAACCTGGACGGCCAGGCGATGTGTGGCGCGATCAAGGGCATCTACCTGAGACATTGGTGGGGACACAGCACACCCTTTTACCGCACGTTCAATTTTTTCTGGTGGCTACCTCTTAATAGGACAAAACAACGTCACCGAGTCTACGAAAATAATAATGGTCCTGTGAACAAATATACCACGGTTCAGATATCTTAAACCATAGTTCTGTGCCGCTTCGGCAATAGGATGCAGAGCCATAAGAGTAAAACATAGAATTATGAAAGACACCAAGCATATCTGAAAAAGGGATGTCTATAAATAGTGAGTCGATAGGAGAAGTCTGCCTCCCTGCAATAAACTGGCGGAGCTTCTCATATTTTGGCGACCAGATATCAATCTGATTGACAAAGGAATCTCCTCGTCGCTTAAGCTTTCCTGTATAGCGTGCGATTACACCAACAATATCAATGGGCAGAGATGACCACTGTAAGTCCATTGGTATATCGTACTTTTCGTGTTTATGCTTACTCCACGTTTCAGAATAAAGAGTCACACTTTAGACAAACCCCAAATCCCACAATGCATCATCCACCATGGAGATCTGCATTGGCTGCATTGGCCCTTCTGACTCAGTTACACTGGCCGCCGATTCGCAAGCCACCGTGCAGTACTCGAGAAACTCATTGAGTTCAGTCATTACCCTCTTGGATGGACTTTCCCACGTAGAGAAATTCCACTGTAGCTGTACCACTGCCAGCATAAATCTCATGCGAAAGGTAGGGAAATTCACGAAACATCCAAAGTAAGACTGATCAAAGTCTCGGCAGTTCTGTAAGAGGGTCGCAGGTGTATCATTCATCATGCTTTGCATGAGGCGCTGAATCATACACCGTGCAAACAGAGTAGAGAACTCCTTTAGTACCTCCTTCTTTAAGGGTATAGCCTTCCTCTCTGCACGAGGAAGCACCTGGTTCAAACTTATACGAGTAGAATAATCGAGCAGAGGAAACAGTTCATAATGTAAGACATCTCGCGGAAGCTCCATGGGGGACTTAGTGACATGAGCTGAGCTACTTCATTTTTTATCACTTAATCAAAATCCCCTCTGGCGGCCCAGAAGCTCATCAGTTCTCTCCCCCTGGCGAGCTGAGCTTCCATCTCATTCTCAAGAAAGTTAGACATCATATGTGAATAATTCACAACCTGTAACACTGGCAACTTAACTACCGCGTGATGAGGAAGACCGATGGTAAAATCATCTCTAAACTTTATCTTGGGAGTAGTTGAGTTAAAGGCAGCCACAGCAGCGATAAATAAGTCATCAATATGCTTCCTAATCTCCTTTCTCATATATTTGGTAATAGATTCCCATCGCGGTGGAGCAGTAGGATCATTCAGTCGACCAGAGACGCAAGTAATATGACGTAAGAACTTCTTATGAAAGGTGCTAAAATGTTTCATGCTGGCAAAGTGACTATGATTAAATGCACGGCACGCCTTCAGAAACTCTCTCTTTGTGCATGTAGACATGATATTCATAAGACCCTGTATCATTGCTCGAGAGTATATTGCAGAGAACTCGAGAATAACCTCCTTCTTTAAAGGGGTTGACTTCCTCTCAGCAGAAGGAAGAAGACTATTTAGCTCAATTCTTGATACGTGGTCCAGAAGAGGAATAATATGGTGATGAATAATATCAAGTGGAATGGCATCCATGGAGACCGATTCTGTTGGGGAACGATACTTCATTTTTACTTGTTCGCTTCGGTTCGGTACACTTAGAACTAACCCCTATGCATAGATAGATGTCTTCGGCGAGCCTCCTCTCGCTCGTATACTCAGGATTACAAGACGAAAGACTTCTTCCTCCGAAAGAAATACCAAAGATTGAGCCCTTCCAAAGAATATTCCTAAAAACGGGACGCTTCACTACCGAGTGGTTTCGGCTAAACTTTGACGGGAAACCATCTTTTGCAAAGACAGCACGAGCAACCGTTCCTCGTAGAGGCCATCTGGTGACTCGAGCCTTTTTAGTTACAGTAATGCCCGATATACAAACCCTATATAAAAAGGCAGTAGCCGCAGCTCCCGCAAGTAATACTACACAACCCGTCTTCGGCTGGACAAATTCAGTGGGACATGCCCTTGTTCAACAGGCTGAAGTAACCATCGCTGGTGAACCGATTGATACCCTCGATGGACGACTCATGGAAGTATTAGATGAGTTTCATACACCACTCGAAAAGATTACAAGCGTAAATCGCATGCTGGGACGACATGACAATGCCTTCACGGCAAAGTCTAACGGACACGGTGCAACGAACCAGGAAATCATTACACCCCTTCCATTCTGGTTCATGCGCGGCGACCCTTCCGCAGCCCTACCCATCGATGCAATAAGTCTCGATACTGTGCAAATAAATATCACTTATTCATCCTTACAATCCCTATATGTATCTGATCCACCTCGGGCATTCACCCTGTCCAATACATCAAACGCCGGGTCAAATATAACATCAACAGCAAACCCTATAACATCAACCATTTACTGTATCGGTAACACTCCTTACTATTTTCCCTTAGTAAATACTACCTTTACCTATACTAATGGATCAAATGTCACTCCAAGTACCTTTACAACACCAGCAGAACTTGATATTGTCGATTCGTATATCTTATTGGAGTATGTTTATTTAGATAAACCAGAAGCAAATCGCATCCGTCTTGCAAATATAGCATACCCTATAGTACAGCATTACCCCTTTGTGGTTGAAACAAAGGCAGCATCCGTTGCCAAAATACCCTTGGCTATCCCCAACTTAACACGCGATCTTTACTTTATGGCACATCGTCCTGAAGCCGATTTATTCAATGCCCCCTTTCTTGCTACACGTGATTTGAATATTGGATCAAACATAGGAGTATGGTGGCCCGATGCGAAAGGACTCGGAACAAAAAATACACTCATTCCAGCATATAGTCTAATAGATTCCGAACCAATATCCTCTATATCCCTGATATATGAAGGCTCACTGGTAAGATACGCAACAGACATGCCAGCCCTCTTTCGAAGCATTCTTCCAGGGATGGAACAAATCAAGAGTCCCTGGCATAATAAATATTACTATCATATACCCTTTGGCACACAACATGAACAATTTGGCATTACAAATGCAATGGGTCATGCGAATTTAGACAAGGTTAGACGGGTTGAACTTGATTTGACATTCAAACCCTTTCGCGGAAGTCTGCAAGAGTCTGATGTTCCAGCATATACAGTGTATATCTGGGCAGAAACATACGCATTACTCCGCGTGTACGGTGGGCGTGCCGGTCTCCTCTTTGGATACTGAGTGATTTGCTTGTACTTGAGGCTGGGCCTGCGGTTTACGAAAAAAACTAAGGCGACCAAGGCTTTCCTTGAAATCAGGTGGGAGTTGCTTTTTTGTCTCACTGGCCTTCTCGAAGGATTCGGTAACCTTCTGTGTCCAAACACTAATCGGATCGTCCTGCTCCCTGCGATAAGGAAAGTCCGGACTTGGTTGAGGAGGAAGCTGCGCTACAGGAGCAGCCAGAGGAGCAGTCACAGGTGCAGACACCTCTTTCTCAAGCAATGCATTTTCCTCCTCGGAATCAGATGAGAAGAGTGCATCAAAGCTGATCTGTTTCCTCCACCCGAAATCTGTGATCGGCGTACTATTCTGTACTCTTCTCATCTACTTAGCCTTGTAAAAAAGGCCTTAGGTATGTACGCACTATGCCGGGCTAAGCACCTATCACAAAAAAGTGTTTAGTCGATCACCCACCCCTTAGATAGAAAGTAAAAGTTGACCCTTTTATATAGCCTATTAGAAGTCCCACATGAATCTTGTCATCGTTGAATCACCAGCAAAGTGTAAAAAGATTGCCTCCTTCCTCGGCCCAACCTTCCGAGTTCTGGCAACCATGGGACATATTCGCACACTCGAACAAGACCTCGACGCCATAGGCCTTGATTCCGATTTTACCCTACGATACACCTTTATGAAAGAAAAAGCCAGCACAATGAATGCAATCAAAGAGGCCGCAAAGACAGCAAAAACTGTCTATTTGTGCGCCGACGACGACCGCGAAGGAGAGGCAATCGCCTACTCTGTAGCATGCCTGTTGAAAAAAGATCCCCTCTCATTCCCCCGCTCCGTCTTTCACGAAATCACAGAGAGTGCCGTAAAACGAGCAATCGCACAACCCAGGAAGATTGATATGGACAAAGTATATGCACAGCAGGCGAGATCTGTTCTCGATATGATGATAGGCTTCACCATTTCTCCCCTTCTATGGAAATTCGTGGCTCGAGGACTTTCTGCTGGACGATGCCAAACACCCGCTCTCCGCCTCGTCTATGAACGGGAAGCAGCAATCGAATCGCATGTTGCCAGCATGGGCTGGGTTCTCACCGCAGATCTGGGATCTATGAGAGGAACAATGGAAGATGAACTATCCGATGAGGAATCTGCACTCAATTATTTGGAAAACGTGCATACATCAAATGTTGCCACAGTGGTCTCGGTAAAAGATTCTACATGGTCTGCGTCTGCACCCAAGCCTCTAATCACCAGTACCCTGCAACAGGAGGTTTCAGCCGCCTACGGAATAAATCCCAAGGATACGATGAAGATCGCCCAGAAACTCTATGAAGCAGGCCATATTACATACATGAGAACAGATAGTGCAATTATGTCGACAGAGGCCGTTCAAGCCGCCCACATCTGGGTAAGGGAGGCATACGGAGAAAAGTATGTTGGGTCAGGCGAGTCTGGAAAGCCTACTGCCTCCAAAAAGAACACACCCGACTCGGGCCAAAATGCACAAGAAGCCCACGAGGCAATTCGACCAACCCATATGGCCTACAAAGAACTCGTTGGTGAATATACGGCCCTCGAGAAAAAGGTGTATGCATTCATCTGGAAGAGAAGCATGCAATCAACCATGTCCCCAGCAACAGGAGTAAAACGAGTGGTTAAGTTCCGTCTCGACTCTGATCCTGATGCCTTCGCTTGGTCTACGAATCGCTCCAAGACACTATTCCAAGGCTGGCAGATTCTTGGAAAACAGGTAGATATTGATGCAGACTCTGCAACAGAGGCAGACACAGAAGCATTTGATCTCGATTCCATGAAGGAGGGACAAAAGATACAGTGGAAAAACCTCACGGCTACGCCCAAACACAGCTCGCCCTCGCCCAGGTTCACTCAGGCCACTCTCGTACGCGAATTAGAGACATGTGGAATCGGACGACCCTCTACCTTTGCGTCTCTCATCGATGTTTTGCTCTCTCGAGAGTACGTGGAAGTCTATGATAATCCAGGATCAGTTCAATCGTTTGTTGTCCATACAATTGCACCCCTAACCTGGCCACCTTTAGCAGTGTCAAAGGAGAGAAAGGTTGGAGTCGACAAGAAGAAACTCAAGCCAACCGCCCTGGGAAAGTCTGTGCTCGATATGTGCTTAAAGGACTTTTCTGGCCTCTTCGACTATTCCTTTACGTCCACTATGGAAAAGAGACTCGACTTGGTTGCTGAAGGTAAGGATTCGTGGAAGAAGGTATGCTCAGATATCTGGACATCGTACAAGGACATTTATCTTCGGCTACGCAGTAGCGACTCTGCCCCGCAGAAGTCAGAGAAGGTGTGTGAACTCGGTGAGGGATACAAGGCAGTAGTGACAAAGAAGGGAGTTCCTCTTCTTATAGTGAACAGTGTATTCACACCTCTACCCGAGGGGACAAAGATACAAGATCTCACACTCGAAGATGCGAAGCGTCTTTGTGCAGAACATGCGGCAAATCTCCGTTTAGGCTCTTACGATGGGGTAGATATTCTCAAGAAGAAAGGACCACACGGGGAATATGTGCAGTGGAAAGAGGTACGTGTACCATTAATAGAGGGAGAAACCATCGATAAGACAGTAGAACGGTTAAAGGGAAAATCGGTCTCTGCTCCGCAGAAGATAGTCGGCGATTTCGTCTTTGCTGTTGGTCAATACGGTCCGTATATGTATAAGAAGAGTCTGCAAAAGAAGACCTTCGTATCCATTCCTTCAGTTGACGTGTCTACCCTTACTCCTGCAGCAGCAAAAGAACTCTACGCAAAGGGACTGGCTGCGAAAAAAATGAAGGGACAGCGTCCCTCATGAGAGCGTCTACCTATGCATCTTCTTCAAGCAAACTATCGAATTCCCGAGATCCCCCTTAGTCGCTTTTGCCAGCTTCTCGAGGGAATATACAGCGTCCTCGAGAGAGAGGGAGGGAAGGTAGATCCCCTCTACGAGATCGTAGTAAGAAGTCACAAGGATCTCAGTCAGGAGCATTTTCGTCTGATTGAGACCCTCCATCTAAATAAAGAAGAGCTCGTTGACTATATTGGCCTTCTTCACTTTGATCTGGCCAGTTGTTTTCCTGGATGGGCGAGAATTGGGAGGTACTCTGATCTTATACATGTAGACGGTAAACAGATTATTGTGTGGAAGAGTCCATATGTTGTGCAAAGAAGCTCACTAACCCAGTTACAGGAGTATCGCATTAGCGGAAAGGAAGTATATATGGTGGGATTTACTGAGAGGACTGAATTTGAGCATATTGACATCAATGAAGCATACTATATTCTTTCTGGCAGACCAACCTTTTGGGCCGACGTACAGAAAACCCTCTCGTATATATTGAGCACCTGTAAGACATATAGTGAGCTGAAACAGGCAATACTGGTATGATCATTCATCGACCGACTATATAGAATACACTCAGCTAAATACCATAGGTCTGGGTACTTTTTCATTGTCCCATGAAGGCCCAGCTAAATATTTCCCTATAAAAGAATGTCTGCCCCACCCTCCAGATCCCAGTCTCCCGCAGTCACAAAGGTAGATGGTGTTGCTCCCCCGCCACGCCCACCACGCCCAAATAATGGGTGGACGAAGGAGCAAGAGGAGCTGATGGCAGGATGGTCAGATGTTGCCGCATGTTACAGGTGGATGCATGACCGGTGTGAAAAAAGGATGAGCATGAATAACATGATGATTACTGTGCCTGTAATTATCTTATCTACTCTCACGGGGTCAGCCAGTTTTGTGATGAACAGCCTGGTGGGAGACAATCCAACCGGTCAAAAGTATGCCCAGATAGGAATTGGTAGCGTATCCATTTTTACAGGAATTCTCACTACTCTCGGTAATTTCTTTCGCTATGCACAGAACTCTGAGTCAAATCGTGTTGCAAGTATTGCATGGGGAAAGTTCCAGCGACAGATTGCGGTTGAACTTGCTTTAAGCCCCATGGAACGTCTGGATTGTTCGGATTTTCTGGGGATTGCACGAGCCGAATTAGATAGATTGATTGAACAGTCTCCACCGATCCCTGATGGTATTATTGTTGAATTCGAAAAGGAGTTCGAGTCAGTACCCCTCTTAAAGAGACCCGATATTGCCCATGGGGTAGAACATACACATATCTTCAAAAATACGGATAGTCGGCTAAAACAACTGGCCGTTGATGCTACTGTCTTCATGAAGCAGAAGAGAAAGGTTTGGGGAGATGCTATTTCTCCTAATATTGATATAAAGGTAAAAGAAGAACTTGGTAAACACGTTCCTGAGCTCGTAGAAAGAATACGTCAGCTGGAGCAACGTCTGTCCACGTCTGGATCAAGAATAGCTTTTCCCATGAGAGGGCGATCTCTTGTTCGAGGGTTCGGGCAGACAGGACCAAGCGGAGATAGTGCTACAGGACCTACGGGGGATACAGGACCTACAGGACCTACGGGAGATACAGGACCTACAGGTCCTACGGGACAGACAGGTTCGGACTGGGCTCTACCGCATTTTATTCAGTCATTCGACACGACAGATGACATAGTTATTGATTTTGCCAAGTAACAGGGTCGGAAAAAAGTGACGGGGCGGCTTCCCGTGAGAGGAAGTCCTGTGATGTGGAACTTTACTTCTCAACCTTCTCGCGTATTTGGGTGGACCGACAAGCTTGAGCGTTGGAACAGTGGCTCTTATCCCCTCGAGATCCGCACGGTTCTTGATAACTTGGGCTGTGGGCGGAGTCTACCCTCCTCTCACTTCTTCACCTATATGAACGAGGAGCAGGATGCCCTGAAGTGGTTTATCTTCGAGTGCGTTGCTTCCTCGTGGCAGTGGGCCTCAGCCCCCCGCCTAAGCTATATCAGGGATGCAGTCGATCTGATTGAGAATCTCGATACCACCTTCCCCGCGTTCCCAGGCTCGCCCCTTCAGAATCAGACGGTCAGAGGCTTTCTTATGAGGAATCTGGATGAGGAGCAGCTGAGCTTCGTTGAGATGATGCCTCCTCTCGTTCCTCATGTTCAGCCTGTTACTGCTCAGGCCGTCCCCCCACCCGCAAGTCCAACCTACGGGGTCATCCGATTTCACGTGGTGCGCGACGCAAAGAATTCCTCACAGGACGACATTATCACAGTGAGGAAGGAGTCAGATGAGACATATAGCTATACCTATACCGACAAGACCTCTACCTCTGCACGCAAGACTTGGCGGCACACTGATCTCAGCAGGACACAGGTGATGGGTCTGCTGAGCAATATGTTTAATCTGCTAAACCTTGATGTCGACCCCTACTACGGACTTCAGGTACTTCTGCCTACCTCTCCGTCCATTATGCTAAAGCAAAAGGATCTGACGTCAAGCACCCGAGATTTCCTGTACGACTGTGTTGAGAACGTAATGGATTCCTGGCCAGTGGCCGTGTAGACTCATTCGACGTGTAACATAGTTTTATAGTCGGGCAAGATTTGCACCGAATCAAAACAACAAAGATCATAGAGAATGGACATCTCTTCCATCTTTTTTGCCAGTGCAGGAAGATCAATCACTTTCGTACAGACCAGACTTGTATAAGGCTCTTCCTCGGGCAAATAAATACCATGAGACTCAGAGAAGAAAGACCAGATGAGCTCAGCCGTCTTCTTTTCTATTTTCTTCTTTAACGAATAAACATAGACAAGTTCTGTTGGAGGGGGTGTCATTGGAGGAGGCGGTGTTGTTGGTGGAAGAGGAATATCCATGCATCCGCAGTAAATAATAGTAGTATATTTTTTCGACGCACGAATAGTTAGCGAATTCATCTGAGACACTTCTGGTATAGCGTTACCTTTTCACTTTTTCAGAACTGCCACATATTCCTGAGTATAGATAGATGGCAGGATA